CTTTAACTCCGGTATTTCATTGAGAACCTGACGATTATACGCAGTCTACAAAAGTTGGAAATCGTCAAACCAACCCTCGTCCAGAAGTGCCGCTATGCAATGTGGCGTCGCCGGACTGCCCGCCATTAAGCCTAAGAACTCACACAAATGCTCCCTCTTGTTCTGCTTGATCTGCGCGAGACGGAATAACGACTTATTAAAACCCCGGTATCTTATGACCCAACTCCTGTCGTGTGGCCGTTTACACCACCAATGCGAACAGAAATCTGCCACTGGAACCAGCGAAGCGTCGTACGGCATCCAAGAATACCGCTGCAACACCCGTCGTACATCGTCTCTCATCTCGCTCGGCCAGAACAAGATCTCCTCCCGCCAACTAGGATGGAACTGATCAACTTGGGAGCTCTCTTTAATAGGATGACCAAGCGAGGCCATCTTTTCCAAAGCGCATCCGTCATCAATACAATCGTCACCCATTGCACACACTTTGCCAGCGCCTGAGTACACCGCAGCAGCGACCCGAATCCATGAATTACCCGAGGAGGTATTATAAGACCCAGACTTCTGGATGCCATCAAAGCGTTGAGCGACCATGGTGCCGTCGCTGAAAGAAATAACTGACCGACTAAGACAGACCGCTCGAGCGCGAAGGGCCCGAGCATAAGGAGAGTCCTCAAGAACACCAGCTGCTACCGATCGGCGTCTAGCATCGAATAGTAATTCGTCGCCGCTCACCGACCAATCCCACCCAGAAACGTCCGTCGATACCAATCGCTCAAACGTGTCTAGGTAGACACCGTTGGCGTCAATCTTAGTCTTACTAAAGCCCATACCTGGCTTGACAGGCAGTCGGTCGAATGAAGCGATCTCGCGGGAATTCTGCTCGGAGCTAAGGACTCGCTCAACAAGCTGATCCACCAGCGAGACCGACATAATCAATCGATATCGACCATCCTTCAGCTTCGCATCCGAATGGGGCTCGTTCTTGACAAAGACTCTTATGGGATCACACAATCCTTGCTTTACCAGCTCTTCAGCTGGCATGTGATCACACTGCACAACACACAAAGCTTCCAACCTACACCGAACCAGATCCCAAACTAACCCCTGAAATTTCTGCATGACCTCGCTGTTAGTACGTCCAAGCGACACGTACGGTACACCCGGAGATGCATCGCCGTTTATCGCTTCATCGATTCGCAGCGCATCGCGTAAGAGAGTAAATCCCTCATCAGAGTATTGGCCTCGGCACCACTCTGCAAAGAGATCGGCAGTTTGGACAGCGTTGCACGCATGCTGTCCACTCTCGCTTGCAAATTCTTCAAGGAAGGATCTGTATTCGATGGCGGAGCACTGGCCACTGAACGATCCAAGACGGGTCTCTCTTCCTGTCCAGAATCGCTCAGCTTGGCCAATGAAGCTTCGCTTTTCTGCTTCTGGCCCGCGCGGCGGCCACGCGAAGCCCGTACGGTCTTGCCACTCGGGACTTCGCTTGGCTTTGCCGAAGGATGGAAAGGTGCATCCGGTTGATCCGCACTCTTCCCACCCTCCGCACCACTGCGCGGGTTCACTGCGCCAGACGTACTCTCCGAGATTCGAGAGTTGTGAGAAGCTCCAGCCGTCTGATCTGGAGCCTTGTCGTTTCCCTGCTTATCGCCTAGAACAGAGATAGAAGCCTCGGACTTACCAAGTGCGCTATTCGCGACCTTTAAATCGCGAAGGGAGCGCAAATCACGAGAAGCCTCGGAGGCACGAGAAGCCTCAGCGGCGAAACGCACGCCCAGCTCATACGGACTTAACTCGGTAGTCTCAAAGTTCCGATCTCCCAATCCCTTCCCCACATTACTATGAGGAGCGGCGACGCCCTTCCGACCCAGGGTGTGTCTCGCGGACGCTGACTTTGCCTCGAAACCGTGCGCGCGCATCAGGTTGCGAGTGGCCTGAGAACCGTCAAAGAACTCGGTCTCAGACTCATCGTCATCCACAAGATCTGCCCAGTACCTCCCTGAGGCCGGAACCCAGTCAGAATCATGCATCGAGTACGCGCCACCAGACCGGCTATAGCGCATGTTCTTTGCATGACCTCCGACGATGACCCGATACTCGTCATAGCTTTCCTCTATCGTATCCAGCCGCCGGAGCGCGCCCTCGCGGTCGCGCGTCTCAGAGACGGACAGGAAAGGCTGTAGCAGGACCGCGCGATTACACTCCACAGCGGCTCCGTAACCGGAGTGGATTGCAAACACTTTACCCTTCGAAAAGAGCGGAGATCCCGACCAACCAGCCTTTGTCGAGGCCCAATGGCGAACGGACAAACCGTCCGCCTTGGCGGGGCCCATTGAACTGGACATCAATGTGCCGTCGAAGCCATAACAAGCAGCAGCGTTATCTTCTGGGGGTCTTCGGTTTACTAAGGCCACCGTTACGCCGAGGTAACTCCAAACATTATCAGGCACCTCTATGCCAATAACGTCAAAGTCATCCTCAGGCGAATAGCACTGAACCGACCACTTTCGATCAACGGGATACGCCTTCCCATTGGCGATCATGTGAGGGTCCGCACTCCTTTGCATCTGTGTTGCTACATGCGCAGCAGTGAACAGACAGGAGCGGCCATTTTCCACCTTGACTCGGACACCCATCCCAAGACTATCGTCCTCGCTCCGCGACGAAGAAAGAGCGACAACCTGAGACGGGAAGCAGGAAACGGGATAGATAGGGTTGTTAGCGATCACGGCCTCATTCCCCTTACGAATGACGCCAGCAGCATAAGCTGTAGGAAGCTTAGCAGTGCTCCAGTCCGTTGCATCCAGGCGGATTCTCTTCCCAGGGAGTTCCGGTATCTGGACATAGGGACCGAATGTATCATATGCAACCGTACCTACCACGTCCGACAGAACCGTGCGAGGAATCGAATCTTTGAGCTTCGATGCGTTAACACGTTTCCAAAATACTAAACGACTCAATTTGATAAGCTTTAGGATGCCCACCAAAATGCCGAAGCACGAGAGCACGGTAAAGAATACTAGATACCAGTCAATTACGATCTGGCACCGCTTCTCCTTCAGCGTGGCGTCGTCAATCGACACGTGGACCTGCAGCGTCCCTTCCTCACAAGTTACCGTGGAGAAAAAGAAGCTCAGGCGGGCAGCCCACGTATCGAAAGAGCCCTCAAACACAGTCTTAACGCTCATCAGAATTGCCCAAATTCGCGCGATCATATCCTGACCTCGCGGCATCGGGCCTAGCTTAACAGGGTTGAAATCAGTCGGTAAGGTATCGTCTGTTAGATCATCCGTGCGGCTCGTTGAATCCTGGCTATACGCCATAACTGTGGCT